CTTATAGAGAAGTTGTAGGAGTAGAAGTATCTACACATCTGCAGTACTGAATTTCCACTCTTGCTGTTCTCACTAATGTATGGACCAATAAAATAGCTGAAGTAACTTATCAATTCCTGAACTCTCATCTCTTCAGTCATTGTCTTTGACATGTCAATCTTTTTTTGCCTTATTTCTGCCACTGCATTCACCATGTCTTTCGCCTCACCCATCATATAAGCTTGCTGAATGTACCTGAACTTATCTCTCATAAAAGTGATCCATTCATCACAGTTAGAGAAGTTAACCTTTGATGTATTTCCCACTCCAAACAAGTTTCTCTGCTCCAAGCTGCCAGATATCAGTGATATCAAGAAGCATGTTTCTAACTCCATAGCATTCAGCTTCTTGATATCAAACTTCATAGGCTCACTCATAAATCCTGTCCATCTATTTTCGATCAGGAAAACTATCTGATCTGACTCGTAGTTCACTGTATCTGAGTACAAGTTAAAATCATGAGTTAGTGATCTTATAGTCAAACCCTTCTTTTGCTGCACTGCCTTTGACAGAGTTTCTGCTATGATAGATCGCACCAGACTTATACAGAAGTACTTGTTTCCTAACAGGCACTTTATCAACCATTCAATGTTTGCTTCACTAATCTTAGAATCCTGTTCTTTGGACCTTGCATCCAGATAGTTTTCAAGTCTCTCCTTCATCTTGATCTCGAATGACCCAACTGAGACACTACTGCACTCAAAGAAACTCACAAGCCTTTCCATAGAGATGTCATCATCCAAAATGAAATCTATCCTATCATCCTTTGATGATCTACTCATGCGATTATTTATCACTGTATGACCTTTCATATCTTTTCCGAGCAACTTCCCAAACTTATCCCTTATCGTTCTGCATTTCGACTTACATATCACAACTCTGTTGTGGAAGCAGGGTCTGATCCCTTCTGACATGTATCTCAATGTCTTCTCTATGAACCCAAAGAAAGTTCCCTCCATTTTAGTTGGCTCTAAGTTAGTGGATTGTTCTGGGAACTTTTCCTTGAATTTCCTTACATGGCCCAATATCTCAGACACCTTGTCTTTTATCTTAGTTGATTCTTCAATGACTTGT